TTCTATATTGCAAATTAACTCTAGATGGTGTGAAACCAATTGTCGAACGAACTGCTTGTTCTTTGTTCGATTTGAAATGGTCAATCAAAGAATCGCATTCTTCTTCGCCTAGAAATTTGTTTTTATAATATAATTCGCCTAACATAATTTACCTCGCTGCGGTTGGATAATATCTTCTATCTAGGTATCTCTGGAAAGTAGATTCATTGTTTCTTGTATCTTTAGTAGATGGTGCTGATTGATTGTTATTCACCACTGTACTATTTGATGGAGCTACTATGTTCGTTGCGCCACCACCACCTGATGCGTCAGCAGCATCTGACTCAGCATTAGCAACACCAGTTGTTGCTTGTTGTAGTTGACCACCTGAGCGTGGTGCTGCTGGTTCTGGTTTTGGTCCAAGGGCTGCAGCGGAATCTTTGTTAAATTTCTCAAGGGATAATGTATTTAATCTAGCTGCTTCTCTAGTTGCTTCTTCGCGTGTATATTCTGCGTTCGGACCACGAGAAGGAACAGTTGCATTTCGATCTGCTGGAAGTGTGGATACTCCAGATAAGTTTGCTTCTGATGCACCACCAGTTGCTTGATTTCTATAAGCCATTTCTGCTGCACGTCTATCTTGCGCATCTGGTGTGGATCTGCCGAATTTCTTTGCTTCATCCATAGCGAGTTGTTCAACAGTTTTTGGTGCCATTGCGGCAACAGGTCTTTCAACTCCAGGAGTTGATGTTTGTACAGCACGAGGAGTTGGTGATTGTGTATCTAATCTTCTTGGGTCTGTTTGCGCAGCAGTAGTTCTCGCAGCTGCAGCTTGTTCATTAGACAATCCTGAAGATACAGGTGCTGATGTAGTTGGCGCAACTGGTGCGGAACCAGGAGCAGTTGGATTGATGGCACCCTTGTTGCCTTCTTTTATATATCTTTGGTCAGCAAACTTCTCAGCCATACGGCGATTACCTGCTGATCTCTGTAATTCTTCATTAAATATTTTTGTGTAAGCAGGGTCTTTTGCTTTCTTTTCTGGATCAAGAGTAACTCCTGGACCACTTGTCTCTACTGTTGTTGATGCTGGTGCTGCTGCTGCGCCAGTCGCAGATGAAGGACCAGAAGGTGGAGTGCCAGGAGGTGACCCAGGAGGTGGCGTACCAGTCGCAGAAGATTTACCTTCTCTTGCGTTTAGAATTTCTGTTTCTTTTTTAATTCGCGTTGCTTGGGCTTCTCTAGCAAGGTTGTCCATAAAGAAGAAAGAACCAACCTTTTCAATACCTCTTGCTGCACCAGATTGGACTTTGTCAAAGGTTGACATTTTGTTCCAGTTGGCATCATCTTGTTTCTCGTCAACCTTTAAATCATTACCATCTTTATCTTTACCAACACCAAGGGCACCTGCTGCAGCATCAACGACATAACCACCACCAGCTACTACGGCAGCTGTTACAGCAGCAGTTTTGGCAGTTTTTAAAACTTTACCAGCAGTACCACCACCACCACCGCTTGGTCTTGCGCCACCACGTCGACCCACAAGATCATCAAGACCCAAACCAGTGCCACCACCGCCACCATTTTCTTCGGTAGTGTCTATAAGCTCTTCTAACTTTTCAATTAGTTTAGTTTGGTGTTCTTTTGTTGCCTTAAAGAAATCATCAGAGATAACATAAAGCGCAGTAATATCTTCTTGCGTTTTTGTTTGTTTCTCTAGTTGAGTTTGCCTAATTTCGTTTGCTTCAGTTTCTTTTTCAGCTGATGCTTGTGCAGAAAAAGAATCAGGAGTAGCTGGTGTAGAAAGTTTATCTGCTTCTAATGCTGTACTACCAGTAACACCCTCAGTGCCCTGTGCCTTTTTTTTCTTCGCCTCAGTTTCTGTAACTGTTTCTTCATTAATACCAAATTGTGAAAGAAATCCTTGTTTGAAAGAACCACCAGCACCAGAGTTTTTTACTTCAGTCTTTACTCTGCTGTATGTAGATTTGATGGTGTCCGCTAAGTCCCCAGCAAACTCTTTGAGTTTTGGGGAACCTGCTTTCACTTCTTCTATTTTGTCTAGAACTAATCTCATCTACGTTGTCTTTCCTGTAATCTTTGTTTTTCTTGTTCTAAGAACTCTAGTAGCATCGACACATAAATTTCTTTCTCATACGGCATCATAGATTCTAAGTCATCAAGTGAATATTTATGATGCTGCATAAGACCGAAGTTCATTTGGTAATAATTCATCAAAGTTTCATGACTAAGGCACATTAAAAAAAACTGTCAATTCCTTCAATAGTATATTCGTTTTCAGTTTGACAGTGCGGACAAACGTATTCAACTTTTTGTTCTAATCTTGGAGAAGTTGTGAAAAACTTTTTAATGTTTTCTGTTGGCTTCTTTGGAAGATTCTCAACGAATTGAATCAACTCTGCTTGCGTTTGTTCATTTGCTCTATACACAGATTCTTTATCGTAAATATAATCAATAGATTTTACGATAAGATCAATGACACCTTCTGCATCTTTTGGTTGAATCTTTTCAATTTGTTTCATCAACTCTGCGTTAGGATACTTCATAACTACACCAACATCATCAAACAATTCAATCTTGTTTGTGTGTCCTTCTGGTATAATTAGTTTTGGGTCAATCCTAAAGGTAATATTAGTTTTCTCTTTACATTCCTGATTCTTACATGTAAAGATAAGCGTCACATCTTCGCCAACTGACTTCGAACGAATAATAGCAAACAGATATTCTAAATCGAAAATTGGAAGATCTTCAACATTGATTGCTTTGTCTAAGATACAATCTTTGACAACAATCTTCAACGTATCTAACATATTCATTTCTTCCTCGCTTTGTTGGGCGAGCAATAAATTCTTCTCATCCTTCACCAGAAATGGTCTATACTTAATGACTTTCTTGGTAGAGGGTAGTGTCATTGAATACACTGGATACTTGTACATAGGTAAAGACATAATTTTATTCTCCTTTTGACATATTGTTAATCAATTTATTTAATTCCATTGTGCTACCAACAAAGATAGCATTGTTGTTTGTTACACTTTTCTTACCAGATTCTTTTCCTGGCTCATTAAGTTTCTGTCTTTGTTGATGTAGATCCATCAACTGCTGATTTACATCAGCCATTTGTTTAATTAGATTACCAACAACCTCGAAAGCACGTGGATGCTCAGATGCCTTTGCTACTTCTAACGCACCCATAAGCGCATCTTCACCCTGTAAAAGTAAGATGTTTAAGTTCTTTCTGGCTTGATCGAAATCGTCCTCAACTTTATCGACAGTTGGGGGAGCTACATTGTCAGTAATAACCAACTGTTTAACTACTCCAACTTTCGGTTTATCATCAACTTCAATATCGAAAATATCGCTCAAGTTTTTATCAATCTTCAATTTTCATTCTTCCTTTAGGAACTGCTGATGGGTCAGCAGGTAATGATGGTGGCATTGGTGGAACCATTGATGGTGCCGACATCATTGGTGGTGGTGACATTGGTGACATTGATGGAACAGTTGGTGTCATTGTAGCTCCAGCTATTTTCTCTTGCCCACGTGACCATGCTGCGATACCTAATACTGCTCCCATTGCTAAGTGAAATAAACCAGCACCTTGTAGTGTTAGTGGATTCCATTGAGTGATGGGCTGTTTAGTTAATAATTGAGCAACACTCCAAAGTACTGGGAAGATAGCCATATCCAAAATACAGATACCCATGTAAGTCCAGCCCATAGCTGGTCGCCACTTCTTCTGCATCCAATCTTCTTGGTGTTGTTTTGCTTCTTGTTCTGACATTGACATAGGTTTTCCTTTATTGTTTTTATTATGAGAAAAAGTCGAATCCTAAATTTGATGGTATAGCTGGTGGACTAAATGCCGTAGCAATAGCTGGGAATCCACCCACATTCTGCAGCGAAGGTAAACTTGCTGTTGTTGGTGATACATTAGTACCTGTGTTTACCTTCGCTGGTGTCCAATATTTGTATTCAATTTGAACTTGTAATTTGGTAAAGTCTTTTGCTCCTGCACTATATTGAATTGGAGAAACAATTTTCGGATAACATTCATGTAACTTTACAGAATATATTTCATTCTCTGCGTCTGTACCATCGAGTTGTGCTATGTCGATAGTACCAATATAGTTCTCGTAGTAATTTACCATCCTGGAAACTGGATCGATCATTAATTGTTGCCATGAATCGAAGTATCTTTTAATATCCATTTTACCATCTAGAACAAATTCTAAAGAGACTGGATCATATTGTCTGTTGTAAATTACTTCTCTCTGTTCACCATAGGTTAATACAGGATTGGATACATAATTAAGTCCTGGCATTGATACGCTCTGACATAACAAACGTATCATAGCATCTCTTGGTCCACCACCAATTAAAGCTCTTGGTGGTGTGATTGATACTAAATATTTGTTATCTCTGGCAAGACCAGTAGCTTTTACTTGTGATATGAATTGATTTAACGTAGCCATTTACATGAATGTCCTTCTTGAGTCTCTCCATACGGAGTCTTTGTTTGCATTTACAAATCTCTCAACTGGGAGCATCATAGCAGTCACCCAATCTTTTGGGTCGACCATAACAAATCTACTCTGAACATGGCTATTCAAATACATCTTAACACAAGGCTGTGCCCATTGAAACTTGGAACTTCCAGCGATGAGTTGGTATTTGAATCTGAGTCTTGTTTGTTCAGTCAAAGTCTTTGTTGTTGAGAACATCATTAATCTATCTAATAACTTCACACGCAAAATTGGTGGTAGATAATGAAAGTTCAAACCATAGAATCCACCCTTGGCTTTCCTGAATGGAAGAACCAATGGAAATCTATCATAGTAAGGTAATGTGTCTTTATGTTTTGGATCATAGTAAAACAAATACATATTTCCTGGCATTAAAGTCGAGACCAATTGACCATCTCTCAACACTTTTTGTGGTGTTGTAGTGCCAAGTTTTTTAATTTCCGATGTGAACCATGACTGAGACTTTCTAACTGCAGTCATGTCATATGCGCTATCGTTAAAGATAGACTCTAAGTTTTTGTTTTTTGTAACCATATATCTATTTATTCTTATACCAATCAGATGTTATGCCTAGATGCTTCTCTGTTAGAATTAAAAATTCCCACCCACGATCTTTAGCATAGGTATCAGCTGCTTTCCATTTTGCTTCATTTTTACCCCATGTCATTACTTCAGTTATATACTTTTTGGTAACACGTCTCTGGACTGCAGGTGGTCTTGTCTGCGCTTCTGGTTTAATCTCTATCAGGTAGGTAAATAGACTATTGTCTTTTCTACGTATCTGAACTTGGAAGTCTACAAAATATCTATGGTATTTGTTATCAACTGGAGACAAATAAGGTATGACTGTTTCCTCCGAACGCCATTTAACTACGCTCGGTTTTTCGTCAGCCCAAATCATAAAACGGAGTTCCCAACTACTTCTGTAGATGATGTTTGTTGGGTCTCCATTATATTTCGCTGGATTCTTCGGTTTGAATTTTCCCTTGTGAAACATGAATAAATATATTAAATAACAACCACTCCCTATTTAGGAAGAATATGGCAACAACAAATAACGCACCTGGAACACCCTCAGCAGGTATTAACAGAGAAACAACTCTGGATAAGAGTAAATATAAAGTTGATAATTTACAGTACCCCATTGATCTTTTTGGTGGAGCTCCTGGTGGTCAAGCTGCAGCAAGTGGCAATGAATTCTTTAATCAGAAATATCTAAACTACGTTGTGTTCTATATCAACGTATCTGAGCAGTCACGTGTGTTTACTGACAATAAAGTTGGTATTGTTGGTGATGTAGACAAGAGCGATCAAAACACAGTACAAGGTAAGAATGCTAGTATTGGTGCTGGCGCAGCAACTGCGGGACTCGCAGGCGCAGCAGTTGGTGCGGTTTTGGGTGGTGCGCAAGGTGTATCTTCAGGAGCAGCAGCTAACGTACAAAACTTAAGAGGTGGTCCTGCTGGTGCTGCTAGGTTTCTTGCTGGCACACTTGGTTCTGCTGTTGGCGGTGCTGCCAGAGGTGCGATTGCTGGTGGAGCTGCTGCAGGTGCAGCAGTTGGATATGGTAAAATTTTAGAAGCAGCAAACCCTGGACTAAACGCAACAAAAAGTATGAAACGTCTAAAGTCTGCCATTGCTTTACATGTACCAAACGAGGTAACAGTTGGTTATCGTGCAACTTATGGCGAAGAAGAATTAGGTGCAATTTTTGGTGCTGCTGCTGAGTCGGCTACTAACCCAAACGCTAGAGTTGGTGATGGTATTGTTATGTCAGCTGCAGCAGCAAAGGGTATGGAA